TTAAAAAAAATCAATGATAGGGAACTTATTTCTTCAAACAAATCTGAAAACGAATCATTTGTTAATAATCATGTAATTGTTTTAAAAAATAAAATTGAAGATTTAGAAAATAAGATTATTATTTTATCTGAGCAATTAAATGACATAAAAATTGATAGAGACAGTTGGAAAAAACAAGCAGATACATCCTATAATTTATTACAAAAATATTTAAAATAAACCCTTGACAAATGATGTGTGAATCACTAAATATATATAGACGATGCCAATGATGGGTCGTCTAATTTATACTCGCTTAATAAAGGAGAAATAGCATGAGTAACCTACTACAGGTCTTCGACCAAAAACTTTTTGATAACCTTCATCGCACCACTATTGGTTTTGATCGTTTATTTAATGATATGCTACGTGTGAATAGCATTAACGTTCAGCAAAATTATCCACCATATAATATCATCCGTAACGATGACACCAATTATGAAATTCAGATTGCCATCAGTGGTTTTTCTGAAAAGGATATTGATATCACACTAACTGATAATCAATTGGTTATCACTGGCGAAAACACTGATGAGGATACCCGTGATTGGGTATATCGTGGTATTGCTAGCCGCAAGTTTATCCGCACATTTGCACTAAGTGACGATGTTGTGGTAAATTCTGCAAAGGTTAAGAATGGCTTGCTTATTGTTTCATTGGAACATATTATTCCAGACGAAAAGAAGCCAAAGAAAATCCCAGTAATTGCGGATTAATATATAGCAATAAACACGGCGGGAATTGTCCCGCCGTGTAAATATAGTAGAGATGAGTAAAATGAGCACAGAAACAGCCACAAAAACTCGTGTTAAGATTGCACCTAAGACTGACTTAGCACCACCGCCTAAGTTTCAAGTTATCTTTTTTAATGATAATGTAACTACTGTAGAATTTGTTATGCATGTTTTAACAGAAATATTTGAGCATGATGAAGATAATGCAATGACATTAACAGCCAAAATTCATGAGCAAGGTCAAGCAGTAGTAGCAGTATTTCCTTTTGAAATTGCTGAGAGCAAAGCAGTTGAAACAACATTGCTTGCAAGAACAAACAGTTTTCCACTTAATGTAAAGATTGAACCTGTATCCTAAACTTCAATTAATTTTGGAAAATAAGCGTGACCAATGTTTTCTTCTTCTCGCCCACGAGGATGACAAACATATCTAATGCCATCAATAATTTCATCATAGCGACGATGCACATGACCAAAGCACCATGTATCTATTTTTTTATTTGTGTTGGCATTTAGTACTAGTGACATTAAACTATTACCAGCACGACCCATATGGCAAAAATCCATGTTATCATTTATATACCTAAATTTTTGTAACGGACTTGTGTGAGTTACGACTACAATTTTACGAATACGTGGATCGATATCAAAGGTTTGCACTTGGTTTAATAAGGTTTGAGCATCTGCTTTTGCAGCTATAAAAATTTCACTCATTAGCTGTTCATTATATATTTCATTAACTAACGAGTTCCAACAATCTGCTGGACTTATTTCAGGCTGACAAAAATCAAAAGTCCACCAACCATTGCATCCTACAAATGCAACATCATCTAACACAATAGCACTTTTATAAAGATAGGTTATATTTTTGATAGGTTTTAATTTTTCTTGAAATTTATGGCAGTTTTCAAAAATATTAAGTTGATGGTTATGTTCATGATTGCCCTCAACAAATATAACATGTCTATAATGTTTGCTGATTTCTAAAAGAGTTTGATAACTATAATCCCAATTATTTGATATATCGCCTGCAACTACTGCTACAAGACTAGTTCCTAGTCCTTTATAATTCAGTAGTTTGTCAGATGACCACCAGTTGTCATGTAAGTCACTATATAAATCAAAATGCATTTTTTGAACACCTGTAGTAATTATGAATATATAAGAGCATGAACATAATTTTTGATAAAAGCAATATTGAATTATTACGCGAAAGATATACTGTATTAGAACTTGATACAGTCATGCAACCAAAGATGCTAGAACCATTGACTCTTTATGCTGTCATTGAACTTACTAATATAGGTGATATTGCAACTTTAAATTTTTTTAAAGAGTTACACGAAGAGTTTATTGTAGAATATAAAAGCGGCAATTGGCAACGTGCCATTGAACTTGCTACATCGTTGCGCGAACAATTTAATGGCGAACTTACAGAATTTTATGATTTAGTTATTGACTTCTGCCAGAAAAATGATATAGTAAATATTAAGTGGGACGGTATTAGACATACTGTACCAAATGAATAATTAGGCTGGGTTGGCACAGTGGCGACTGCACCGCTTTTGTAAGGCGGAATACAAACAACGGGGGTTCGAGTCCCTCACCCAGCACCATTTACTTTGGAGAATAAAATGAGTCGCTATTGGTCAGAAACAGATTTGTTCTATTGGCTTCGTAAGAAGTTTAAGATTGAAAAACCAGTGGCTCTTGAATGGGGCGGTTGGGATATATGGAAGCGTGAAACAAAAGCTGCACATCCTATTGGCTATTGGGTAACTGAAACCCTTCCTCGCATTATTGATAAAATTGATAATAACACCATTGGTCATATTGACAACGTGCGTTATTATCTGCACAATCGTTTTTGGCGTCAGACGCATATTCTGCCAACAGGTTTATCAGTTGGACAATATCATGATTTAGATGAACGCATTCTTCATGGCATCATGCAAGGCATTGTTGATTATGTTGAAAAAGAACTTGCATGGAAAAGCCGTTGGTTGAGTACAGATGAAAGCAAGAAGGCTAAATGGAAAGGCGGTCGTTGCCCACAACTTGGATTGCAGTATCTTGAATGGGAAATGACTCTGCACTATGATGAATCATGGGGCATGGAGCCAACCAATTCAAAGTTTGGGCAACTTACTGAACAAGCACAACGTGCTATTGATGTGTTGCAACTTTATAACTGGTGGAAAGTAGAACGCCCACAGCGCCCTGATCCAATGGATGCTGGTGGTTGGAGTCAGTTTTGTGATGATATGCGTGACAAGTATGGTGAAGACCATATTTGGGATGCTCGTGAAAAAGAAACACCAGAAGAACGTGAGCGTAGTCGTGAAACATTGGACAAAACCCACGAAATTGAAGCAGCATATGACGCAGAAGATACTGCTATGTTGATGCTTGTTGTTCGTATAAGAAAAGGATTATGGACATAACAATTTTTAACGGCGGCACGGCTGTGCTAATAGGTTGGAGCGAGTATAACTAAAAACCGAATGTGAGGGATGCATACCGAGATCAACGGGCTGGACAGGTGAGAGACCTGTGCAAGGTAATGGTAGTTGTGTCAGACAACCGAAACCCGAAAACTATAGGCCAAACTAAAACCATCGTGGGGATAGCAACCCACCCGTTAAAAAACTATTGACAAAATAAAACATATATAGTATATTGGTAAAATAACATAACAGAGAGTGTATGACAATGTTAATCATGGGATATAAAGATAAGCCAGAGTGGTCAAAGGTTCGTGCTGCGTTCAAGCGTTGCACAGACTTACCTGCCGCTGACATTGAGAAGATTGTCAAGAATGTCAAGGAAGGCAAAACTGAAACCATTCCTAATGACCATACGTTATATGAAGACCTAAAAGAGTTAGGTATTCTAATCAAGTAAAAAAACACCCACTTTTACCTAAATATTATAATAGGTAAAGGTGGGATTCAATGATTTCTGGTGATTATTGGGTAAAAATAAAACAAATTGCCGAACTTAATCGTTGGGTTGATCAAGCACAAGCTAAATTTGATATTTTTGATAAATTATTTCATACACTCGACGGTTCAATTGAAACCATTTTATTGCCAAAATTCAATCCTGTTGTTTTATTACTTGAAAAACACTATAAATGTTATGTAGTTGAAGATCAAAGTACAAAATATACTTGGCAAAGTAATAGCGAATTTATTGATAAAATAAGCGATGTTCCGCACAAAGTTGATGCAGTGCTTGCTATTGATGAATATTTCACATATGCAAATAGTGAAATTGAACAACGAAATCTTGTAGCAGAAATACAAGCAGTGACAAATGGTTATCTAATCACCACATTACAAGATTATAAAAATTCTGCGCCACATAAACGCAGTCAAGTTGATGCATTTGCAAATGAAGATAGTATTATACTTGAACAACACGCAGTAGATAAAATTAATCGTCAGAACTGGAAAACTCATATATACTTTATAGAGAATAACAAGGATTTGACTGTTCTTGGTCCCGCAGACCGTCGTACAATGTATTTTAAACAACTGGCAAAATATACCAGTGATTTAAATGCAACTGGATATTCTGTACAAAAGAATATGTTATACCGTGGATTCTTTAAAAAAAATTATGAACACATAATTACTATAAAGTTCTGAGGTGAAATTTGGTTGAAATTAATTTAGAATCTACAATAGCTGCAACGGTTCGTGCCAATGTAGAACAATATCTACAACAAACGGATATGAATGCAATTATTTCTGATGCACTTCAAAAAAGTGTATCTAATGTTGTTATGAATTTAACAAGCAAAATTTTTAATGATATTGTAAGTAAGCGAGATTTAGCTAGTGAAGTTAGCACACTTGTTAATAGTATTATGGCAGATCAACTGCTTACTGTTGGAACAAATCTTGTAAGTGATATTGTTCATAGTGCAAATATTAATAATTTAATCTCCGAAGGCGTTAATAAAAAAGTAGAAAATACGATACTTAATTACAATTTTCCTAGTAGTAGTATTCCATTTTCAAGTATTAATATGGATAATGCAATTATCGATGCTTCACTAATTAATGATAAAATTATTAATAAATTTAATAGTCGTGGTATTAACGATGAAGCTACAAGAAATCAATTAACGATTACTGACGAAGGAATTATAACCACAAATAATATTACTGCTGAAAATCTATTAATTTCAGATAACAGCTTCGTAAAGAATTTAAACATTGAAGGTGATTTATATATTAGTGGAAATATTATTCCAAGTAATAGTTTAACAGATTATGTAAAACAAATTGCTAATGATGTTGCTGAAAAAACAAATCAATTTTCAGATATTAACTTATCTACTCGTAAATTTTTAGATGGTGAAAAGGTTGTTATTTCAAATGATAGTTTGGGTCCGCATATTATCAACAGTAATTTGCGCAAAGTAGGAAATCTAACTGAATTAACTGTTAGCGGACAAGCAATAATGTGCGAAACGCTTGTTGTAACTGATAAACGAGTTGGTATTAATACAGAAAGTGCAAGTGGTGCGTTAAGTGTATGGGATGAAGATAGCGAATTTACTCTTGTAAAGCATAGTCCTAAAACAATGTTTGCTGGCAGTACGCGTATAACAGATGTTATTTTAGGTAGCAATAATCAAGAACAAATTGGTTTGCGAACCAACGGAACTATAGAATTAAATGGTCCAATTAGATTTGGTGGCTTGTTAATTAACATTGTAGATCGTATTCCTGAAAAAATTGGCGAACCTGGTGAAATTGCAATACTACGTGATGGTTCGGCTATATACAGATGCCAAGGTCAAAATAGTTGGGGGAAGATTCTATAATGCGTATTTTTAAATGGATTTATAATTTTTTTGATGATATAGTATACAAACATAAACGTCGCAAATTGCTCAAAGAATTGCGCAAACGCGATCCATTTGTATATTGAGAAAAGATGATATTAGGTATTAATGCTAACAATCATGATGCAAGCATTGCTCTTGTTGATGGGTCTAATATTCTGTTTGCAGGTCACGCTGAACGGTATAGCAGATTAAAAAACGATTCACATCTTAATGAAGCCTTAATTGATGATGCGTTACAATATGGCATACCAGATAAAATAGTTTGGTACGAACAGCCATGGAAACGTAGCATTCGTAATCTTATAAGTGGCCAACGTCCGTTACATTATAACTTAAAATCTTATCTTAAAAAATATGGCTTAGGTAAAATACCAGTTGTAACCACGCCACATCATGGCGCTCATGCTGCTATGGGATACTATACCAGTGAATTTCCTGATGCTGCTATCGTGGTAATTGATGCTATTGGCGAACTAGATTGCACTTCTATATGGCGTGGTCGTGGTCATAAACTTTTTAAAGTTTGGCACAATGTTTATCCACAAAGTATAGGATTATTTTACAGTGCTATCACAGATTATCTTGGGTTTAAGCCCAATGAAGAAGAATATATTGTCATGGGCATGGCAGCATACGGCGAACCAAAGCATCTTAAAGAGATGCTCAATGAGTTCTTTGGTGCATGGTCGCCACCTCACATAGAGTTCAAACATAATTTACATCGTGGTATGCGTTGGTGGGCTAAGCCAAAAGATGAGGGTTGGAAAAGTGAAGATATTGCAGCATCTGCACAAGCATTGTATGAGCAATACTTAATGGCAATTTGTCGCTATGCTCGTGATGTAATTGGCAGCGATAATCTTGTATTGGTAGGTGGTTGCGCACTTAATTGTGTAGCAAACAGCAAATTAAAAACATTTACTGAATTTAATAAGATATGGGTGCCACCAAATCCTGGCGATAGTGGTTTAAGTTTGGGTGCGATTACCTATCATACTAAAAAACATGTGCATCTAAATCATGCTTTTCTTGGTTATGATATTCGTCGCACTGTAAATGTGCGTGATGTAGTCGATGCATTAGAAGCAGGTCAAGTAGTTGGGATTGCTAATGGTCGAGCAGAATTTGGTCCGCGTGCTTTGGGTAATCGTTCGTTGCTCGCTGATCCACGTGGGCCTGATGTTAAAGATCGAGTAAATGCAATTAAAAAACGTGAGCCATTTCGTCCATTTGCTCCTATCATATTAAAAAGTTTCTATAACGATTATTTTTATAGTAAAATGCGAGTAAATCATGATTATATGCAATGGGCAGATGATTGTTTAGACCCACAATCTTTTCCTGCAATTTGTCATGTTGATGGAACCGCTCGTGTGCAAACAATTGACCAACCTACGACAAGTATCATATACAAAATATTAGAAGCATGGTATGCACGAACTCGTTGTCCAATGTTGCTCAATACAAGTTTAAACATAAAAGGCGAACCGCTGGTTAATACATGGGGCGATGCCCAAAGATTTTCTGAGTTGAATAATGTAACGGTATTCTAATGCGTGTTGGTATTATTGGTGATAGTTTTTCACATAGTTACAAAAATACTTGGATAGAAAAAGTTTGCAATGAACTTAATCTTACAGTAATTCATCAATCTGGATTTCGTGGGCAAGCACAATACAGAATATATCTTGAATTTTTAGAAATTGTAAAAAATAATCCAGATGTTATTATTTGTTGTCATACAGAATATACTAGATTTTATAACAAAGATAGTAGCAGAGAATGGTTACTTGATGATGAAAGTTTTGGCAAATATATTTTTAATTGCATTCTACGTGACATGCAAGAAATATGCAAACAACGTAATATAAAATTAATTCACATTCCATGTTTTGAACATGATTTTATAGATAAAACTTATGGTTTGTGGTTTTTATGTGATGGTGGATTAGTTAATTGCAGCAGAGCGGACTATAATCGAGAATATAATAAAAACTGGACTACTTTTGAAGACCCTAGATTGAACCATTTTAGCCAACATGGACACCAGATTTTGGCAAATAACATTATTTCACATATAAAAACGTATATTACTACCGCCCAAGAACTACACACAGTCCTATTATTTCCACAATTATTTGCTTGACAAGTACTATTATTGTGATATATTGTTAATATGACACAAAAACGTATCGGCTTTTGCTGCAAATGGATTGACACCGTGGATCAACTTGATGGCTTCAAACCTAAAGATGATGCACTCCGCTATAACAACAAGACCACCACGGTGGCTTGGCTGAACCGCCAGACTAGGGCAGTTGCTGAGCAACGTCTGTGGGATATTATGGAGCATAATACAGATGCCACATTACGATTGGTGGAGCGTGTGGGAACACTTGCACCGCAACTACGAATGGTACGCCTTAGTAGCGACATACTGCCTGTTTACACTGAGCCAACTTGGGGCTATTTCTGGACTGATCAACACATTCGCAAAACCATTGCGCAGCGATTGGCCAAAGTTGGAGAGGCTGCTAAACGTCTTGATGTTAGGGTCTCTTTTCATCCTGGTCAATTTTGCGTCCTTGCTAGTGACAGAGACAGTGTTGTTTCAAGTTCAATTGCTGAATTTGAATATCATGCTGACTTGGCTCGTTGGATGGGTTTTGGTTCTAGTTGGCATGATCACGGTTTTAAAATCAATGTGCATATTAGTGGTAAAGGTGGTCCATTGGCTATACGAGCCATACAATCCCGATTATCGCCAGAAGCCAGAAACCTTATCACAATAGAAAACGAGGAATATACATATGGACTTGATGCTTGTCTCACTTTGGGTGATATCTTGCCTATCGTTTTTGATACTCATCATCACTGGATTCATTCGGGAGAATACATCTCACCGTCTGACGACCGTATTAAAATGGTCAAAGATAGTTGGCGTGGTGTCCGCCCTACTCTTCATTACTCTGTTAGTCGTGAATCTATGGGTATCTCTGATGCTGATAGACCTGACTTATCCACACTAATAGAGAGCGGTCACAAGAAAGGCACACTTCGTGCGCATAGTGACTTTATGTGGAATAGCGCAGTTAATCGTTATGTAGGTGAGTTTTGGGATAGCTTTGATATTCAAGTAGAAAGCAAAGCAAAGAACCTTGCTAGCCAAAAGTTGTATGCGGAATTAAATAATATATTGACATAATTGCTGCACTGCAGTATAAATATATGCAGTGCAGCAAAGGAAGTAATGATGCAACCATACACTGTAGATGAATTAGAATTTATTAACCGTGGCGCAACAGTCACTACAAAGGAGAATGAAATGTTTGATACTGATGAATTTATTGATACCGTACAAGGCGCAAAGAAGACAATGGTAAAGACGTTTGTCCAAAATGAAACTATTGCAAAGAGCCTAAATGCATTTGTTGATGCACAGACTGCTTATACAAAGGATGCTGTTAAGGCAGCAGCAAGCGCAATGGGAACTATTTCAAGTGAAATGGCAAAGTCAGTTGAAGAAGTTTCTGCTGGCAAGCATTTTAAGAAGATGCAAGAACAGGTCAGCAATGATCTTTACAGCACTTTCTGGAAAGAAGCATTCCGTTATTATAATCCAAGTTACAAATAATTTGACATTTTAATTTAATTGTCATATTATAGATATTAAATATCTACATAGGAGATAATCGATGAATACTATTATTGTATTGTTTGGACTTGCTGTTCTTATTGCAGTAATTTACAAACTAATTAATCATAAAGATAAAACGCCTGATCCATTGGAAAAGGCAGAAGCAGAGGTTAAGGCAAAGTTGGACGAAGTATTACGAGTTGCCGAAACTCCTGCGGAAACACCAAAGGCAGGAACTTGTGGTTGCGGCCGCAGCCCAACGGGTAATTGTATGGGTCTGCATAAGTTGAGCGATGCTGAATGGGCAATGCACGATTTGAACCCAAATCGAGTTGCAGTAGCACCAGTTGTCGTTACGGCAGATACACCATCTGAAACTGTAGCAGAAGCTGAACCTGTTGCTACAAAGAAGCCTCGTGCTAAGAAAGTGGCTGCTCCAAAGGCAAAAGCTTCTCCAAAAGCACCAAAAAAATCTAAGTAATTCAACAACTTGCGGCATCGGCACGAGCCAAAACTAAAGATGTCCGTTAAAAACACCGCTTCGGCGGTGTTTTTTTTGCTTGACAACCCTAAAATCTATGGTATATTAATAATATAGCAATGGAGATAGGCATGATCGTCACTGTCCAAAATACCATGTATGGTCAAACCAAGCAATTTACCTATGAAGGTAGTGAGGTTTCTATTCCTAAGTGGGTAGATTATCCTGCCATTGCGCTAACGACTGGTAATCGTCAATTTCCAGTTCGTATCATTGCTCGTGAGCATATTGTTAAAATTGATGGCGATGCGGTTGAGCATAAGCTTACTATTCCTACTGCCAAGCGTCAGTTTCAAGTAAGTGGAAGTAACGGCAATACCTACGTGGTTACCGTTGATGGAAAGTACAAATCATGTTCTTGTAGCGGTTTTCAATTTCGTCGTAGTTGCAAACATATTGTTGGAGTAGAATAATGTCTGAACTAATTGATTGTCGTGATGAATTTACGATTCGTCAGCGTATAAACTTTGTCAAACGCAATTTGCGTGAAATGGGGCATACCAATGTTGGTATTACTGTGATGCCTGATGCAAAAAGCGATGTTGGTGTATGCATCGTAATGGTTGATAATGATAGTGGTGCATCAAAACAACTTGATTCTACAATTTTTGAAAATCTTGATCAAGTTATCAAAACGGCTAATTCAAAATCAATTTACAATTAAATTGTAATAATTTATTGACGAAAGTCTTGTAACAATATATATTAGTATCAATAATTGGAGATTGAATTGTCAAAGAACGTATTAATTACTGGCGGTGCAGGATTTATTGCACACCATGTTATCGACCATATCCTAAAAACTACTGATTGGAATATCATCAGTCTTGATCGCTTAGATTTTAGTGGCAATCTAAATCGTTTGCACGATATGATGCAAGACCATAGTCCGCAAACAAGAGCACGAGTAAAGGTAATTTTTCATGACCTTAAAGCAGAAATTAACCCCCTTACTAAAACTCGTATTGGTCCTGTTGATATTATTCTTCACTTGGCCGCTGGTAGTCATGTGGATCGCAGCATTGATTACCCTATGGAGTTCGTTCTTGATAATGTTGTTGGAACTTGCAATATACTTGAATTTGCTCGTAAATGCGACAATTTAGAACGCTTTGTATATTTCTCAACCGATGAAGTATTCGGACCAGCACCACATGGTGTGAACTATGGCGAGTATGATCGTTACAACAGTGGCAATCCTTATAGTGCAACTAAAGCAGGTGGTGAAGAATTAGCAGTATGCTATGAAAACACCTATGGTCTTCCAGTATATGTCACGCATACTATGAACGTATTTGGTGAGCGTCAGCATCCAGAAAAGTTCATTCCTATGTGTATCCGCAAGGCTCGTGATGGTGAAACTATTACGGTGCATAGTGATAGAACTCGTACTATTCCTGGTTCTCGTCACTATATTCATGCAAAGGATGTTGCAGAAGCACTTATGTTTATTCTTGGACTTAAAGATTTTGTAATGCCACCAGAGTTTGGTGGAGCAAAGTGTCCTAAGTTTAACATTGTAGGCAAACAAGAAATTAACAATCTTGAATTAGCACAAATCATTGCCGATAGTCAAGACAAGCCATTAAATTACGAAATGGTTGATTTTCATAGTAGCCGTCCTGGTCACGATCTTCGTTATGCGCTCAGTGGCGAATTTATGAAAAACCTTGGTTGGGAACCTAAGATTGAACTTACAGAACGCATTAAACAAGTTGTAGAATGGACACTTGCTCGTCCAGATTGGTTAAATTTAGATGTCTAAAAAGAAGTCAAAGAAATACGGCATATTCATTACAAGTGCTATCAATGCTAAGTTTTCAATCTATAAACCAGAAGAACGATTAGCACAGACGTTAGAAACTATCAAGAGCGTTCGTGAGCGCATTCCAAATGCTATTATTTGCTTGACAGATTGTAGCCAACCTGGTATAAGCGATGATGTAAAGGATAAACTTCTAGAGCATGTTGATCACTTTATGGATTTCAGTGGTGATGAAAACGTAGTTTGGATTCATGATAACATTGAAATTCAAGATGTTGTTAAAAATCTAACTGAACTTACTGTAGTTCATAGTTTTTTTCAAACAGCCAAAGAAGAAGGTTGGTTTGATGGTTGTGAGCGTATTTTTAAAGTAAGTGGGCGTTATACACTTACTGAAAAGTTCAATACAAGCGACTATGAAAATACTATTGTAGGCGACAAATATGTTGTTTCCAAGCGAATGCTAAGCCAATTTGTGCCTGGTGTTACTGGCGTAGATCAACAGCATATGTTACGTGTTTATAGTTTTGGTAGCAATCGTATTCCAGAGTTTATTTTGCTACTTGAAGATATGATTGAACATATGCAAGATCGTGTTAATGGCGGTGGATATATAGATATTGAACATCTTTGGTATAAGTTCTTGCCAAAGGCGGATGTAATAGAGTTTGCCCGAACTGGTGTTAAAGGATTAGTTGCTCCAAACGGACAGGCAATAGAAAATTAAAAAAGTTGATGGGGTGTCGTCTAATGGTAGGACGCAGGATTTTGATTCCTGCTATCGTGGTTCGAGTCCATGCACCCCAGCATTAGTCTCCTTTTGTATAAATAGTAGTAGAGTAAATCTATTGTGCAAAAGGAGATTTTTTTGTTTTATACAATTTATAAAATTACAAATAAAATCAACGGAAAATATTATATTGGCAAGCACCAAACTACCAATATTGACGATGATTATATGGGCAGTGGAAAAAATATTAAAAGAGCCATTGCAAAATACGGTATAGATAATTTTACCAAAGAAATACTTCGTATATATGATAATGAAGTAGATATGAATGCGGCTGAAAAAGAACTAGTTATTATAAGCGAAGAAACATATAATCTTTGTGAAGGCGGCAAAGGTGGATTTGGATATATCAATTCTGTAGGAAAAAATTTTTACAAAGACCACGATAAAGTTGCTATTAGCAATCTTGCAAAAGGTAAAAAAGCGTTGCAAGAATATTATACCTCTGGAAAACATAAAGAAATTATGAAACCAGTGATTCAAAAAATACACGAAAAATATCCAGAGGGTATTTGGAAAGGTAAAAAACATACACCAGAGACGATTAAAAAATTGTCAGGGCATAATCGACAGAATGGTGAATTAAACTCACAATATGGTAAACCAAGAAGTGAAGAAACAAAGCAAAAAATACGACAAACTTTGCTCAATAAAAAACTCAACAACCAAAATTATTAAAGTGCCAATATTTTGACACCCTTGTAACTACTAAATAATATTAGTTACAAGGATATTATTATGCGTAAAATTAGCGTAATTTGTATATTTTTAATGACAATGACTGCATTTGCTCACGCAAGTGACATGACATTTGCATTTAAAAACCCACAATTTAGCGGCGACGGATTTAGTAGTCATGTTCTGACTATTGAAAATGAAGAGTATACTCGTCGCCAAGCACGTGATGCTGCAAATAAAGCAGCAGCAGACGCAGCCGCAGCAGCGGCAAGTAATACAAACCTAAGTAAATTTCTCAATAATCTGGAAAGCCGCATCTATGCACAACTAAGTTTGCAACTTAGTAATGCTATGTTTAGCGATGGATCAACGAGTGGAACAATGGATTTTGAAGGCAGCACTATATCTTGGATTAAAGATAATACTGCTCAAACTATCGACCTAACGGTAATTGATGCAAGCGGCAATCGCACGGATATCACAGTTCCAATAGGGAGTTTCAAGTTCTAATGTATAAAACACTATTATTATTGATTTCGGCACTTGTGTTAGCAGGTTGCCAAACAACATCGCCATATGAAGCAAGATTGTCAACTGAGGCAAGTGCTATGCCACAGAAGGTGACAAAAAGTTATTATAATGAATTAGTCAATTTAGCACCACCAGATGGTCCACCAATTACTATTGCAATGTATGGCTTTGGCGACAAAACTGGTCAGCGCAAGGAAAATGACAAGTTTAGTGTGCTAAGTAGTGCTGTAACACAAGGCGGCGAAGTATTTCTCATTAAGGCACTGCAAGACGCAGGCCATGGTAAATGGTTCCAAGTTGTAGAGCGTGTTGGTTTAGATGATCTTATTAAAGAACGTCAGCTAATTCGTAATCAACGTGAAACTTATGAAGGAAAAGATGCCAAGCCATTAGCACCTATGCTTATTGCTGGTGTTATGGTTGAAGGTGGTATCGTAGGTTATGATACTAATCTACAAAGTGGCGGCAGTGGTGCTGCTATGTTAGGAATTGGGGCTAATCAACAATATAGAACCGACGAGGT